TTATTCTAATCTTATGACACCTAAGACGCAAGCAATTGAGTAAATATTGTCAAGGTGTATATCGAATGGATCATAATTAGAATTATCACTAACTAGTAAAATATGATTTTCTTTTTGAGATTTCTTTACACGTTTTATTAAAGCTCCTTGTTCTGTATCTAACACATATACCTTATTCCATTGAAAAAAGGTATTTGAAGATATCTTTTTACAAGCTATTAAATCTCCCGAACTATATTTAGGATACATTGAAGAACCTTTTACCCTAATCATAAATTCTGCTTTTAGTTCTGTAAATTCAGGAACCTCATAATAGCTTGTTTCATAATCCATAATTTGCATTGATCCGGTACCATAACCTGCCATGGCATCAATTGGAATTAATGGAATTCCTAAATTTATAGTTTTATCATTCTTGTATACCGTCTCTTCTTCTTTTAAGTCAGGTAAATTTTCAACTTGCTTTTCATATAGATACAATTCTTTTTTTAACATATTTCCACTACCTGTTAAAAGCCAAGTAGGGTTAACTTCTGTATAAAAATTGAGAAATCTCATTAAATTATCTTCTGATAATCCATTGTTTTGTGATAAAACACCGTTAGACACACCTGTGTCTTCATAAAACTTACGTCTTTTAATACCTTTATAATCAAGGTATTGCATAATTCTTTCTTTTAAAATTGAATTTTCTCTCATTTTTATTTGTAGTTAATTGAGAAATCTCTATATATTTGTTCCATAATCGGAATAAATAAAGCAATGAACAAAGAAACAAAAAAAAGAGAAAGTTACAATACGGAAATCATCAATGCTCTTTCTCAAGAATTCTTGGTGTCAACACGATTTGTAAGAATGTGTGTCCGTAAAGAGAAACATAGTTTAACAGCAGAAACCATTCGTAAAAAATATTATGAATTGGCTAATCCTTCAATAAAAGCACTTGAAAACTTCAAAAAACAACCATTATGAAATTATTGCAAAAATTATTGCAGAACATATTCTGTATTTCAACTTATGAAGTAGAAAATGTTGATAGCCATATAAAAGAGTTGGCAACTTCATACCAACTCTTAGGATTCACTTATAAAACAACCTATAAAGCCCTTTAGAAATGGAAATTCTATTAATTATCTCAAATACAGCATCCAGTCTTTCTCAAGCATCTGTTGAATCTCAAAAAAAAGAACTAGCTATTTCTATAGAGCAAAAAGGAATATTGCTTCCACCAGAACAGTATGAGGAAGTATGGAAAAAGATTAAAGAAATTGAAAAAACTATTAGTCTAAACGAACATTAAGCTTTTTAGCAAGTTTATGGATTAAGGTGCCAATATTATAGTAATCACCTACTCCAATAACCGTTTTACAAGAGGTACATCGGATAAACATCATCTTATAATTAGAATCTTCCGGGACATCTTCAACCATTTCAAAACGTGAGTTTTCACATTTAGGACATTTTGATCTTGAATAATTAGTCATAACTATATTTTTTAGTGGAATAACAAATATAGTAAATCTCCCGCCACGGCATAGCGTGGATTCGACACCACGGCGGGAACAATTTTTTTAAACTATGTACGATTTTTATCATAACACTTTAACGATTCCCGGACGAGCCTTGTATGAGGATTTGGGCGTTATGTCTAAATCTAATTATGATAAACAATGTAGACAAGGTAAATTAAATCGAGTTAGACAGGGTAAAGGCTTAGATAACTGTGCTCTTGTAGAGTTTGATAGCATACCTGAACGATTCAGAGTTGAAATAGTAAAAAAACTTGGTATTCCTCCTAAAAAAGAGGCTCAACATCTGATTTTAAAGTATTACAAGACAGATTATGAAGCGATTGACTTCTATGCAACTCATTTGCTAGAGGATTACAGAAGGCTTTCTCCGGAAAAACAGGATGAATATGTCAGAAATGCTCAGATGATACAAGCTGTTGACGCTTATATGAAGGATATGAAAGCTTTCAGAAAGTCAAGAGGCGGATCGATCACTAAAATTTGGCAAGAAGCTGCAATTGCGGTAAAAGAAGTAAAAGGTCAAATCGGACATACTTTGCCGGGAACTGACCGCCGTTTACGAGATAAATTGGCTGAATTTGCAAAAGATGGTTATAAATCATTGGTTTCTGAGAATTTCGGAAAGAAAAAAGCGATAAAAGTAAAAGATGCTACACAAGAAGCTTTACTGCGCCAATTACTAAGAGATCACCGTAATCTGGATAATGAGCAAATAGCAATGATTTACAACTCAGTTGCTAAAATACAGGGCTTTCCAGAACTATCTGCCGGAACAATTGGCAATTATCGCAAAAAGTGGAATCTGTTAGTATATGCAGGAACCAATGGAGAAAAGGCATTTAATGATAACATAGGTATGCAGGTGAAAAGAAAAGCACCTTCTGCTCCATTATTGTTCTGGACTGTTGATGGATGGGATATCGAATTACTATATCAGAGACAAAGCAAGAACTTAAAAGGTGATAAGATCACAACTTATCATAATCGCCTTACAATGGTGGTTGTTTTAGACCCAGTAATAAAATATCCTATCGGTTATGCAATTGGAAGAGAGGAAAGTTCAGGTCTTATACAGCAGGCTCTCAGAAATGCAGTTCTTCATACTGAAGAATTATTTGGACAAAAGCATAAAGTATTACAGATACAGTCTGATAACTATTCTAAGAAGAAAATGACGCCTATTTACGAAATGATGTCTAAAAGCTTTACTCCTGCAAAGGTTGGTAATGCAAAATCTAAAGTAATTGAGCCGTGGTTTAAATTTTTTAATAAAAAGTATTGCCAGTTAGCACCGAATTGGAGCGGACACGGAGTGAAAGCTGAAAAGCAACCAAATGAAGAATATTTAAATAAAATTCGACACTCATTCCCAGATGAAAACGGTTGTATTACCCAAATCATTACGATGATTGAAATAGAAAGGGAAAGGCTGAAAGAACAGTATATCGAAGCTTATAATAATATGCCTGAGGATGCGAAAAAAGAGATCAGTAATCAGGATTTCCTTTTACACTTTGGAGAAACAACAGGTTACACAAACAAAGTCAATCACAACGGTCTTCACATCGCTATTAATGGCAAAAAGCATGAGTACGACAGCTTTGATATTAATTTCAGAATGTATGCACACCTTGATTGGACAATAAAATACGATAGCAATGATCTTAATCAGGTTCTTGCCTACAATGAAGAACATAATATCAGTTTCATGCTTCAGGAAAAATATGTGCAGCCAATGGCTTTATATGACCGCAAAGAAGGTGATGCCGAAGAATTAGCAAAAATAGGTCGATTTAATAAGGAAATGAAGCAGGTGATTCTTGATACTCAGGCAGAAGATTACAAAGAAGTTAACCAAATGTTTATCCGAAACCCTGAATTAGACGGAACCCTTGCGAAAATGGTGATAGTAGATAGCAGAGGACAGCATAAAGACCAACGGAACGCAAAACGTTTAGATCGCTCTAAAAACCTACTCAATAAGCAGGAAAAGCAAATACAACAAGGAACCGATTTCGATTGGGAAAAAGAACAAAATGACTATTACGCAAATAAAGTAAACCTAAATAAATACCTAGATAACGATGAATAAAACTACCAAAGACCAAATAATGGCAGCCGCTGAGTTATGGATGGATGAACATAATTTTTCTGCCAATGAGTTTTCAACAGAAACGGCAGTACCAGCCAATTATCTGTCATACATGAGAAAAAGCCAGTATTTTATTACTGTAAGCGGAAAGGAAGTAGATATTGACGATAAATATTTTCGTATGGTTGCCGATGTAATCGGTTATAACTACGGAAATAAAAGTCACTGGACATTAAAACAAACCCCGCAGCTTAATCAGATGATTTCTGTTTTAGAAGATGCTGAAAAGTTTGGATATACAAATATTATAATCGGTTCCACTGGGTGTGGTAAAACTTATATAACAGATTTATTTGTAAAGCAAAATCCCAAAAACAGATTTAAAATAACTGTCGGTTCAATGGACACTATCGGAGACCTGTTAGATAAATTAGGATTAGCTATGCGATTACCTATTGCTGGTTCAAAATCCCGAAAAATCCACACTATTACCAAAGAATTAAACAGATTACGACTAAACGGCAGAAATCCATCTGTTATTTGGGATGAATCGGAATATATGAAACAGGCAACATTATGCAATATAAAAGAGTTTCACGACCACCTAAACGGAAAATGCGCACTCATTCTTATTGGTACCGATCAGCTAAGAACAAAGATTGAAAAGCTGAAAAATAAAAATGCAGCAGGTATGCCACAGTTTTACCGCCGTGTAAAGTACGGAATCAGAGAATTAAAGCCAATTGATACCAGATATAAAGAATTTTTGGAGGGTATTGAGGATAAAAATTTGGTTAAGTTCCTTCAAAGAGAGTGTGAGAACTATGGAGAATTACATGATGTATTAGTTCCTGCACTTCGAGAAGCAGAAAGACTTGGTGAACCAGTTACCGAAAATCTAGTAAGAAAAATACTCAATATGCCAAAACAGTAACCATGAACAAAGCCCTATCCTCAACGGATATTCTCAGTAAAAAATATAAGCTCTTTGACTTCGACGGAAAATGGTATGATGCCTTTGACACACCTGAGACTAGTGGCGTTTGGTTCATTTGGGGAAACTCTGGAAACGGAAAAACAAGCTTCATTTTGGAGTTGGTAAAGGAGTTAAGCAAGTTTGGACGGGTTCTTTACAACTCTTTAGAAGAAGGAACCAGTCACACCATGCAAAATGCATGGAAACGACACAGGGTTCATGAATGCGGGCGAAAAGTACAGCTAATATGTGAAGATATGAAGGCTTTAGACGAACGCCTTTCCAGACGTAAAAGCCCTGATATAATAGTAAATGATAGCTGGCAATATACAAATCAAACCTTTCAGCAGTATTTAGCCATGAAACGGAAATATCCAAACAAGCTTTTCATTTTCACCAGTCAGGCAGACGGAAAGAACCCGTCCGGAAAATCAGCAGTAAAAGTAATGTATGATGCAAGTTTAAAAATCTGGATTGAAGGTTTCCGTGCATTTTCCAAAGGTCGATATATCGGACACAACGGAGGCATTTACACCATTTGGGACGAAGGCGCACAAAAATATTGGGGAACAACCGAAACAAAATAAAACCTATGAAACATCAATATTTAACATTATTACAACTCGACAGCATATACAGGTTGCTTACGTGGGACGATAGAATACAAGTTCATTTATTAATGCAAAATAAAACTAAAGATTCTAATGAATCAATACATGTTTTACTTGCGCTAATTGAAGAATTCAGCTGGTATGCTCCCAATATGAGATATGATCAAGATAGATTACTGTACTACTTCGAAGAAGAACAGGAACGCTGGCTTCCAATTGAACAATACAAGAATAACAACCCAGAATTAACCAAAGAACTATTAATATGACGACAGGAGACACCGGAGCGCACATTGTTGCAAAAGCAAATGCCAAAGAACAGGAACGCATAAAAGCATTCGCAGCCCTTGCAAAAGCAAAAGAAATTCAGGCAAAGCGAAAAGGACACTGGGACTATGATCCCAAAATGAAAATCAGAAAATTTATCGTAGATAAAAATTAACAATAAATATGAAAACAATCGACCTTACAACAGTTTCCGCAGAAGCATTAGAGGCGGCACTGGCAGAAAAGAAAGAAGCTGAAAGGTTGGCACGTGAAAAACAGCGTACTGACTATGAAGCCTTAAAAAAAGAAACCATTGAAGAGCTGGCACCAATTGCTGAAGATATTCATTTGCAATTGATGCGATACAAGAGTAAAGCATTTTCCCAGCTTGGCGCATTGTATAACCTTCTACAAGAATATAGCAAACGCCATCAGGACGGAAAAGGAAATTTTGAAATCCAGAATGGAGATTACAAGATTCAGTTTAAACGTCAAGGAAAAGGAACTTTTGACGAAAGATCACATCAAGCAGAGCAGCACATCATTGACTTTATTAACAATCGCTTTGGTGGTGATAAAGACACACGAGACTTTATAATGCTGTGTTTGGAAAGAAAAAAGGGTGCTTTGGATGTAGATCAGGTACAGAAGCTTTATTCCATGGAAGACCGTTTCAATGATGAAAACTGGAAAGAAGGAATTAAGCTTTTAAAAGAGAGTTACAGCTTTATTCATAGTAAAGATTATGTGACTGTCTCCAAAAAAGAGCGAAACGGAGCATGGAAGCCTTTAGTATTAAACTTTTCTTCATTGTAATGTTTTACATAGGAGTAGCAGCTGGAGCAGCAGCAATTATAGCCTTTGTATGCTGCCTAACAACTCTCACATTGATGGGGGTAGAGTTCTGGAAAAAACGTAAAGGCTTTTAAACAATATTTCAAAACAATTTAAATAATCATTATGAACGAGTTAAAAATTCAAATTCCTGAAGGCTTCCAGATTGGAGCTTTCGACAAAGTTACAGGTGTAGTAAAATTCGAAGCTAAACCAAAAGACATTAAAGAACGCATTAAAACTTTTAATGATGTATTGCAGTATCACGGGATAAAATCTGAAACATTTTCAATGGAATGTGTTAGCCTAACAGATGATGAAATTGCATACAAACAGATAAAACTGATTGCATCGGCATTAAATGAAGGCTGGGTACCAGACTGGAACGATCGTAACCAGACCAAATATTATCCATGGTTTAGAATGGGTTCTTCGTCTGGCGGGTTCTCGTACGGCGACTACGATTGCGTTCGCTCGCTTTCGCTTGTCGGCTCTCGCCTTTGCTACAAGAGCAGTGAGCTTGCAAAATATGCCGGAACTCAGTTTATAAGTATCTATAAAAAATTCACAACCCTTTAAAAAAACATTTATTATGAACGAATTAAAAATTGAAATCCCGGAAGGGTACAAAATTGACACTTTTGATAAAGCGACAGGTGTTGTAAAGTTTGCTGAAAAGCCTAAGGATATCAAAGACAGAGTAAAAAGTTTCGAAGAGGCTTGCGATGTTCTGGGAATCACCCCACAAACCCCAGATTTGGAAACTATTCCTACTAAATTACAAAAACCCTTATTCGCACATTACAAGCTATGTATTATTGCACTGGCGTTAAATGAAGGATGGGAACCTGACTGGGATAATGACGACGAGTATAAGTATTACCCTTGGTTTGATATGGAAGGTTCTTCGTCTGGCGGGTTCTCGTGCGGCGGCTACGGTTACGGTGGCTCGCTTTCGGTTGTCGGCTCTCGCCTTTGCTTTAAAAGCAGGGATTTAGCAGAATATGCAGGAAAACAGTTTGAAACCATTTACAGAGAATATTTTGTAATTGAATAATTGATAATAAAGGTTGTGCAGTGTGTTGCTGTAGTTCTTCGTCTGGCAGGTTCTCGTACAACGACTACGATTACGATAACTCGAATTCGAATGTCAGCTCTCACCTATGTTATTTAACACTGCAAACCATGCCTCTTGGCAAAAAACAACTCACTTTCCAAAAGGCGTTGGTAGGATTTCCGAAAACGACTTTTTTAAAAGCAAAGGCAAAATGAAAAGATTAAACAATCTATACGAGAAAATTATCAGCATCGAAAATTTGATGCTTGCTGATGAAAAAGCCCAGAAAGGAAAGGCTAACAGATACGGCATTATGCTGCATAATAAGAATAAAGAAAACAATATTATGAAGCTTAACACCCAGTTACGTATGAAAAGCTATAAAACATCTGAATACTCAGTGTTTAAAGTGTATGAACCAAAAGAGCGTGAAGTATACCGTCTGCCGTTCTTCCCTGATAGAATTACACATCATGCAGTAATGAACATCTTAGAGCCGATATTCGTTTCAACTTTTACTACTGACTCTTATAGCTGTATAAAAGGAAAAGGTATTCATGCAGCTTCTTTTGCAGTACGCAAAGCTTTAAAAAATGTCGAAAAAACCACCTACTGTCTAAAATTGGATGTTGAAAAATTTTACCCAAACATCGACCACGAAATACTAAAAACATTACTACGAAGAAAATTTAAAGATACTGATCTGCTTTGGTTGCTGGATGAAATTATAGATAGTGCGCCGGGGCTTCCTATTGGTAACTATTTAAGTCAGTTTTTAGCAAACTTTTACTTAACCTATTTCGATCACTGGATCAAAGAACAAAAATCAGTAAAGTATTATTTCAGGTATGCAGATGATCTGGTTATTTTATCTGATAGTAAAGAATATCTGCATCAGCTTTTAAAAGAAATTGAAACCTACTTTAAAGAGCGTTTAAAATTAACAGTAAAAAATAACTGGCAGGTATTTCCAGTATCAAAACGAGGAATTGACTTTGTAGGCTACAAACATTATCACTCGCACGTTTTACTACGTAAATCAATCAAAAAACGTTTTGCCCGAATGCTCAAAAAAAGACCAAACAAAGCTTCAATTGCATCTTATAAAGGTTGGACAAAGCATTGTGATTCAAAAAACTTACTTAAAAAACTGGGATGTTCAACTTTAGCGAATTAGGAATAAAACCAAAAGAAAGCACCTTCATAGGTGATAAAATAAGCATAGATAAAATTATAAACACTGAAATACTGATACTTGATTACAAAGTGGAGCCGTCGAAGGTAAAGCCCGGAACAGAGCTTCTCACTTTGCAAATAGAAAGAAAAGGCGATAAAAATATACTCTTTTGTGGATCAGCAAATTTAATATTTATGATTAGGCAGGTTCCTAAAGACAAATTTCCTTTTAAAACAACCATAGTTAAACAAGATAGAAGACTCGAATTCACCTAAAACTCTACTAATATGATGACAACCCCACACGAACAACTCAAAGAACTATTTGCAGACAGAAAACCAATGGATGTTGCAATAGAGATTAGCGGATTTACCGGGTTTAGAACTTCAAAAATAGATGATCTTTCAACAGAAGAAGCTATAAACCTTTTGGCTATTCATAAGCCTTTACCAAAGGATGTCGAAGCGAGAAATAATGCTTTATTGGAAGAAATACTATGTAAAGAATGGAGAAGCAAAATTTTAGCAGTTGCAGAACAGGAAGGAATAAAAGAATCCGGAGACTTTCAAAAATTCAATAACTGGATGTTACAGTACTCAGTTTGTAAAAAGCATCTGAACGCTTATAATCTGGAAGAATTAAAGGCATTGTTAATACAGATGCAAGCATTAAAGTTTAACAATGCCAGAAGTTCAGGAAAACCTATGAATGAGGCATGGTGGAGAAAAGGACAAAAACTTAAAAATTTGAATTAAGCTTTGTTCATGTAGGTTAGGTAAGTGAAAACTAGAATAACAATAGCATTAATTAATACGGCACATATTTTTACAATGCTCCATATAGTATTGAGGTCATTTTTAACCTTTCTCCACTTATAAGGTTTTCTTTTATAAAGTTTAGGAGCAGTTTCTAAAGCCAATAAACCTTCAAATGATATATAGAAAGTTTCTGTTTCAAAACCTGATTTACTAGTCTTTTTTCTTGAATATGCATACCCGTCTTTAACTAAGTGATCATAAGCTTTAGGCAAAACTTCATTTTCCTGTTCAGTAAATTCTTCAATATCATCTTTTGATTCAAAGTAAGAATTACAATCAGAAAGATAATTTAAAGCTCTATCTAAAAAATCAATATTAATCATAAAATAATGTTTATATATCAAAAATAATGAAATGGAAACAGAAACCATCACCTCCGAAATTGAAATTCTAAATTATTTCAATGAGATTACAGGAAAGCGATTTAAGGCTATAAAAAGCAATATAAGCCCGATATCGGCAAGATTTAAGGCAGGATATACAAAAGAGCAAATGCAGGAAGTTATTCAGCTTAAGACCATAGAATGGAAGAATAATGAAGTAATGGCACAACATCTTTGCCCAACGACAATATTTCGCCCGTCCAACTTCGATAAGTACGTAAACCAAGTGGAAACAGTAAAAGCCAACCCACAACAATACAAAAAGTATTATGAAGAACTCAACAAGCCAAAACACAACGATCCAGCATCTGCCTTCAGCAAAATTGATGCAATGTTTGGTGGAAAACAATAGTATTGAGTTAGCAAGTATTGAAAGGAAATTAACTATTAAAGAAGTTTTCCAAACAGGTTCCAGTATCGCACAACTGATAAAAACTGATGAAAATACCTTAATTAAAACAGTTTATGCAATACTATACAGATTTAATAATCTTATAAATGTAAATAAAAAGCTTAATGATGATCAAATGATTGCATTATCTGCCGATCTGATAGAGGCTTTTAAGTATGGTGACACTTTAGAGGATATCGTTTTATTGTTTAAGATGGCACGAAATGGAAGCTTTGGAGATTTTTACCGTCTGGATCATGTTGTAATTATGGGTTGGATTCCAAAGTATATGGATGAAAAAGCAGAAATCCGTGAGAAGATAATAGTTTCACAGCAAAAGTTAATCAATAGACAAATTGAGGAAACTCCAATAAGCGATAAAACAGCCAAAATGTTTGAAAAGCTATCTAAAAAGATAAAAGTACCGTCTAAGGCAAAAGCAGACCGGAATGACCCTTTATTTAGCTTGGAAGCTTATATTTCAAGTTTGCCTAATACTGCAAAGCAGATGACAGACAAAGAACTGGAAACAATGATTTCCAATACTTCACAAAGAACTCACCCAGAGGTATACAATATTTTAATAACAGAAAAACAATCAAGAAATGAGAAATCTAAAAACAGTAGCAAATAATTTTATTCCTAAACATGAAAAAGAATGGGATGCAAGGCTATTTGTTGATGAAGCTATAAAAAGTCAATCAGAAGATTGGTTAGAAATTATATGCAGGGCTTTATCTGGTAGTAATGAAATTAAAATTTCAAAAAGTACCGATAGAAGATTTGAAAAGACAAGATGGATAAAAGCTGATGATGGAAATTATTTTAATGTTACAGAGACTTTTCAGTATAGATGCACAATGGATAGATTTGTTTTCCATGGAAACAGTCATTCAGAAATATATTTGGAAATTATAAAATTTTGGATTTCAGACAGTATATTTCCTTGTGCTGGGGCTTTTAAATCAAATAAAAGTAAAGATGAAAATTCAATATGATACAGCTAACACCAATAAATGACGTTATCAGAATGGAAATAAAAATGCATATTCCGCAAAGCGATATTGTCAGCTTTCTACAGATGGAAGGCTACGAGATCAAAGCTTTTATTCAAAAATTACCCGCTACCGAAGAAATGTTGGTAAATGAACCAAAAACAGAAGTTTACACCTTTACAGCAACAAAGCAGGATGAAAAACAAAGCGAAAACACATTGTATTTAAAGGTGTTTGAAACAGAAGTTAAAAAGCTTTTAAAAACACTTAATAAATAATTTTAAAATTCCTTACGGATTGCCGTAATAGATAAAAATAATCTGGAATTATCTTTGGTTATAAAAACAATGAAGGAGGCTAAGAAGTAGATTAATATGAATGTATCATTGGTTAGCCTCGGGAAACCGGGGCTTTTTTGATAATTTTTAATAATACTAAAATGGAAGAAATTAAAATAAACGCACAACCGGAAATTATAAAAAATATACAGACAGCATTGAAAGACTGTTCTATTGGTATAGGTATTGCAACTAAAACTAATATTACGGTTAAAACTATTACAACAGATAGCCGAACAATTATATTTTCACCTAAAAAAGGAAAAGAGATATCAGCAAAAGATTTATTTTGGCTTGGTTACTTTGTTGGAAGAGATTATTAATTAAATTTGAAAAATTTTAAACTATGAAAAAACTGTTATTATTTCTTACTCTATCAACAATATTTGTTAATGCGCAAAGTTTTAAATTATCCCCTGATGGAATTATAAATGAAAAAGATACAGCTAAAAATTATATAGTTCTTGATTTTGCAGACAAATCACAAGCAGAATTATTTAAGGCTACTAGAATGTATTTACAAAAGCAGTTTAACTCACCTGACAACGTTATATCTATAGTTGACAATGATCAGATTGTTGTTAATGCAGTTGCTAAATATGCAGTAAGTAATTTAGATTATACCTATCAAGACATTTATACTTTCAAAGATGGTAAAATTAAGTATCAACCAACTATAAAGTACTTGCAAACTAATAGCAACTATAGCTCTTCAAAGTTGCCTTATCGTGGTTTTGATGGTATTTATAATGATAATGGACAGCTGAATAGAGAAAATCTAAAAGAACCACTAGAAAAATATTTAAACTCTAAGTTAACCCAGATAAAAACTGGTATACAAAAAGAATTAACAGATAATAATTTTTAGTTTCCATACAAAACGCCAACTTGCACAAGTTCAGGCGTTTTTTTATTTTTGTAGTAATGTCAAGTGTTACTAACATATCAAAGGGTCGCAGCCCGTTCTTAATCCAAAATCGCAACAACAAATTAGCGGCTCGTTTTTATTGGTACAGCTGTCTTTTAGGACTTAACTTCTCTCGTTGTCTTAGCGAATTAGAACAGGAATTCGACATATCAGAAAGCCGCATCTGTGATTTGATCTCAGAATGCGGCGACATTATTTCAGAACTTGAAAGGAATCAGGTATCTGTACAACAGTTAAAATCCAGATTCCCGTTTTTTAGTTGGAATTATACATACTCTCCCGCCAAGACGTTGTCCATTGCTGTGCAATCGTCTTTAAACCTTTTCTAAGTTGCTGATCCGTTTTAGCGGTATTGGTAAAGCTTCTAAACTCCGAATCCTCATAACCTTGTAAAATATTATAGATTTTAGTGTTAAGTGTCATATACCCAAGTCCTTTTTTTCGGACTGCTTCAGGTGTAATGCTATTTGTTTCGGAAAATGTTTTGTCAATTACTAATAGCTGAATATTTCCTGTTACAATTTGAAATACATTGTCTACATCTTCTCTGTTCTCATTAATACGTACTAAAACCGCGGGATAAGCCAATGGTGGTTTTTCTTCCTGAAGTTGTCCGGAATCCAGATCGATATACTTTATCTCTGGAATCGCTCCCAATAATTCTACGATTTTTAAATACAGTTTTTCCATTGTTTAAATAGTTTTTAAAGGTTATTTCATGGCATTTTTAATTTCATCGATACAGACTTTTTTTATCCGATCATTTAGTACTGAAGATTCTTCAGCTGATCCTATAAACTTCCGTTTCGGTATATTTTGTTTAATAGTTCTTTTAAAGGCAGAAACCTTAATATTTTTGAGGTTCTTGTCTCTTCTGGTGTGTTCGCTTACGTTCTGGGTTACTGTTCCTTTGAATCCTTCATTATGAGCTTTAGCATAGGGAACATCTGCGCCACCTACTCCAATAGAAACTTTATCCTGATGAATGGCTAAAATTCTAATACTTCGTTTCAGTTTACCTGTTTTTACTAATAAAGCTCGTCCTGTATCATCCTCTTTGCCCCATGATGTAGGATTCTTTCTTTTCTCCCATGGTTCAAAAGAATTACCCTGCCAACCTTGTTTTTCAAAGTTTTCCAATGTAAAGTTTATAACTTCATTACCCACTATTGCGGGGAGGTCACGAAATGTCTGTGCTAGTGCATCTCTTTTCTTTAATAATAATTCACCTAAATTCTTTGCCATTTGCTTGATATTCAAAAAGTTTTGTATATTTGTGAAACAAAGAGACCAGTTCGGCTGCTCATTGTGCTTAAAACCACTCTGTAAAAGGGTGGTTTTTTTATTGTATGTATACAATCTGCCCGTTTACGACATAAATAATCTGCTCAAACCTATATGATGTCTGACCATTATACATTTTAATAGAGTTTTGTAACCATGCCAGATTAAACATTTCTTTGTTAGGGAAATAAAGGATAGCTATCTGCGCATTTTTATCTTTACTATGATTCAAAGCCCTTTTTATAGTATTCTTTCCTGTTCCTATAATTGTACTGATGTCAAATGTTTTCCCATTTAACAAGCCATCTACTTTTTTACCCGGGATATCAGACCTTTCATTGGTTAGTATTATTTCATCACCTTTTTCATAAAAAAGATCCTGAACCTCTTTTTCGTATTTTCCGGTATTCTTATTGAAGTTATGCCCTATGTGAGTAGCTTTCATTCCTCCGGATTTTCCAAAGTGTACTTCCTGATAGTTTTTATCCTTTAGCAGCTTTTCATAGTTCTGCCAACGCTTTGCAAATTCTTCGGATATTGACAGTACCTTTTTAGGGGTATTTTCGATATAAGCATTCTTATCTGTGAATATTTCACCGCTCACGGCTACGTTATTTTGAAAAGCTTCCGGTATTTCTGGTAATTCTACATCTTCGGTGGGTATTCCCGTTCTTAATTTTCTGATAGTTGTCCGGCAGTTAAAGTGATTCGGCGGGAAAAAGTATATTAACCTTTTATCATCAACAGACATTATGACATTATGGAGCGGACTGCATATTTCGCTTGTGTGATCGTCCATTACGACATCAAATTGCACAAATGGGAATATATGTTTATCTCTTTGTATTTCTTGCCATAAACGGCTCATTTGTGCTGATGCTACAATAGTATCATATTCTGTTCTTAAATAACGGTTTGAGGTTCCTACGATTAACTGAGCTTCTCTTTTAAATTCGTTCCATGGGCGAAGGCTTCCATCAGGGCGCAAAATCAGATTTGAAAGTCTGACACAATCATTGTAATTTTTTGCTACAGCAAATTTCCAGACGTTTTTTTTCAGCATTTCCCGCATAACATAATCGGGAGTATCATAATCAATCTTTTGCCCGAATACGTTATCTATTGGTTTTACCAGTTCCTGAGTAGTTTTAGTAACAATAGGCTTATTGATACTTCCGTCATTGCCTTTATTGCGATATATGTCCTCTAAAGCCTTTATCCATTCATCTGCCAATAAATCCGCCCAATCTGGCTGTGGTTTATGTGAAAGCTGGTGTCCATGGCTACAAATATGCTTGTACTCATTTTCAAGACGCTGCCAGTCCAGCTCCTCGTATAGATAGTAATCTACCGAGGAGCGTCCCCGAAAAAATTTAATACCTTGTCATATAGGGATAAGCCTTTGGCATCAACTTTTTTAGGCTTCTTTTCACCCTTTGGAGGCTGATCCGTAGGTACTTCTTCCTTACTTGGATTCGATTCTTTTGTATTGGTTTTATTGCCTTTTGGTAGACCGAATGTGGTATAGAAGTATTCATCGTCAACACCTTCTGCGGTTTTTTCATCTACCTTCAAAGCGATATCTAGTTTGTCTTTCAGCGGTGTATCGTCTTTATCCAAGAATTTGAAAAACCCTGCTTTTACCGGATAGCCTCTTTTTTCAAGTATTGGCACAAAATAAGTATTCAAATATCGCTGTACAAAACGGCGGTCACTTTCTGCAATTTCTTCTTCTGTTTTCTGGTGTACCTGTGATTGTGATAGACTGGAACCATTTTTTGTGGTCATTGTCTGCCCGATAATACCAATCAATATTTGTTCATCAAGCCAAGAAAGAAAAGTATCATGTACTGCGGATTTTCCTTCTCCGCTGCTTATAGGTTTGATATCGCTATTTTTACTCATAACAATGGAACCTCCTGCACCTCGTTTTGTCATTGAATCCTCCATTTCTGTGCGGGCGTTTTCATCCTCCGGATCATAAAGCCCCGCAAGAATTGGAATGCCAAACAGCTCACAGAATTGTGCATAATCAGCGCCCCCATTTCTTTTGAATATAACATACGGTGCAACTCTGGTTAAAAAACCTAAATCATCATCCTTTCCGATGTTTAAAATAAAATCATCGTTTTCATAAGAAATACCATCATCTTGGGAAACGTCCTTTAATATTACTTTTCTTTTGGTATCTAAATTTTGTCTAGGTACCGAATAGATATCAAAAGCAGGATTGAAAGCAAGTTCTACAACAGATTTCCCATAAGCTTTGGATAAAATCAATTCCTGCAATAGTTCTTCAAATTTCAAACTGTCTATTAAGTCGAACATTTCATCTATCTCATCACCATCACTCAGAAAAACAATATCATGGTTTGTTATTTTTCTAATTCTACGGTCTAGTGCATCAGCCATAACCGGATCTAGCAATAAATCATTAATGAGTAATGTTAGCGGGCTTCGTTTTCCTTTATCTGCCGATTTTATTGCACTTCGCCATTTTACCACATCTGTTGAATCCCGTTTTGGAGGTTGTACGACGAGAACCTGACTGATTTTTATATTCTTTCCGGCATTACTGTCTTTGGCTTTAGCTGCTAATGTTTCAAAGCCGATTTTTGTTTCTTCCATGACTAGTAGTAATTTTCACGTTTAGGGTTAGAAGTATATTTAAATGAGGAAGCTTCTTTGGTTTCCTTCCGGGGTAAGCTGGTAGGCATTCCTTTGTAAACAGCTGTTAACCATCCTTTGGCATCCTCATACCGCAATTTCTTATCATCATAATCAATACTCGGGTTTGCTAAGCCTATTAGTTCCCATATTGCAATGTCTTTAATGATTTTAACCAGTAAAGTGCTTCGGTCATCACCTCTTTTGGCAAAAATTTCGGCAGTATCATAGTCTTTCATTAGCTTGCTTTCTGCAAACTCTATCGCCATATCAATACTGGCAAGTGCAATAGTTTCATCTTCCCGGATAATGGCTTTTATTTCTTCATCGTATGCGTGTGTCCGGAGTTCATCCGGTGTAATAAACTGGTTCATAATTAACTTTTGTTTTTTATGGTTATAAAGTCTTTAGGGTAATCTCTTCTTAAAATCCTTCTTGTTAAAATATCCTGAAGTATATGTAAGGCATTCGTCCAGTCTTTGATGTCACTTGGATGTGTTGAAGAGAGTTTTACATAATCATTATGGGCTTTAACAAGAGATTCCATAATTTTTTTTTCAGTCTCATCCATTTTAGTATCGTTTTTTATTTATTGGTGGTCTGTAATGTGAAGGCGGGGCTGTTTGTATAAGGTTTTTATGATTGATGATCCATACACCGCCCTCACAAGCGTCTGGTGCATCGTCATTTGCACGGCTTTTAGGTGATAGTGCCAAAAATTGGAATTCCACGGTTTTCATATCTGGTGTACCTTCCAGATAATCTGCGAAAATCAGCTTCACACTACTGTTTAAAGGTTCCAGATTCGATTCTATACGGTAGAATTTATCAGGCTTTGATCTTTCGTCTGCTTTTAGATTTAGTACACGATTGTGGCGTTTATTGGCTTTCTTAATCTCCCTTTTTAAAGTGTCATCAATCCATGGGTATTCTATGTATAGGAATAATGCGCTTTTATCATTCACGAACTTTAAAGCTTCAAACTGCCATTCAATCATATTGGATACTGATGTTTGCTGGCATCTGACCCAAAGCACATGATATTCATCTTTATATTTTCCGATAATAAAGGTTGCTTTGTAGTCTCCGTTTTTCTTGTAGGAAGGGTCGGTGTATGCTACCAAATACTTGTACTTGTGCAATGGCTGTACTTTCCCGTAGTGCAATTTTTTGAAGACTTTACCCAGAACAATAGGATTGTTGAAGTATTCTTTTTGTGCAGATGCTGCTGAAATTTTAGACAGTACCCTGTCAATCATTGCTTCAGTGTTCTTCGTTGGCCATGTAGATTTCCCGTTTTTATCCCGAATGTTTATAATCTCGTAGAAATCGGCAATTTCCATCGCCTTTTTAATGCAGCAATAATCTGCAATGATATTTCCATTGAATATGACAAGCAAAGGATTGGAAATTGAACGTGTACCATATACTGCCTGTTCGAACCATTCCCATTTCTTATCTATGATATCAGGGTTTCTGCAATCCTCATCTGTATCGAAGTCATCCATTACAACACTATCGGGACGGAATTCTTCATTTCTTGCACCTCTGGGAGCTTGTCCGGCACCTACAGCAATAAACATCGATCCTGAACGGGTTACAAATTCGTCTTCTGCCCAGTTACCATAATTGACCTGATCCCCATAATCGTTTCTTAAACGTGGGTTTTTCTCAAATGCCAGTTTATAAGGTTTTAGAAGTCGTACGGCTGCATCCTTATTGGCAGAAATCATTAATGTAAATTTCTTTTTGCCTGTACAGTGTAGGAACAATAGTTCCATCATAGTACGCCCGGATTTTGAAAGCTCCCGAGACCATGGTCGAACCTCATACCACTCTGGATTTTCTAATACCCTGCGAGTAGATCGCTTATGAAAAGGCATAGGTTCAGCAGTACAATATTTTTCAAAATAGTACTTGAACCATTTTTCAGGATCAGCTTCTAATTTTTTGATACGATCCTCCTTTTCTTCCGGAGTTTCTGTAGTATCTACAACTTCAGTATTTTGAAGTGATTTATAGTACTCATCCCAAAAGCTTAGAGCCTCCCTTTCTTCACGGGTAGTAATAAGTTTCTTTTTAATGACCATTACCCCCGGATTTTGTATTTAATAAAAGCATCTGCCAGATGCGAAATTTCCTTTGCGTTTTGCAAATTACTTCTACGTAAAAACTGGCAAAAAGCTGTCATTACGTCAACGGTGCCGTGAATTCCTGAATCCTGTTCCAGCACCGCAATATCTTTTAATAAAGACCTTCTCAATTGTGCCTCTTTAAAGTCTGCGAAACGTTGTCCTACAGGCTTTTTCTTAATAAATTCCTTTAGTTCGGCTAATTCATCATACCATGAAGACAAAAGTTCATCCCGGGTTAATGGAATATTCCTTTTAAGTTTTGCCCAGCCTTCCTCTTCAATCCATTTGGATATCGTTTTTTCGGTTACTCCGGTTCTTTCGGAAAGTTCTTTCTGGGTAATGTCTTCAGTAAGGTAAATCAGCTTTGCCAGTTCCTGCTTTTCAAGCAGTTCATCTTTGCTTAATCGTCCTTTCTTTGCCATTGTTTTGGTTATTAGTTGTAGCAAAGTTCCCTTTATAGAAGGGCTTAGAGAAGCTGACGATCTATCATACCCTTTAATCGGGGGTATGATACCCGAGATATTGGGGTATCATACGGAGCCAGCTTTTTATCGGTGATTTTTCAGGCAAAATTTGCATCAACAAAAGCAAATAAAAAAGCTAATAACCATGAATAAAGCTCCGCTATTTATAACCAACGATCAACAAGTCCGCAACTCGTACGGATTCTATGTTGATACCGCAGGAATCGATTTAAAAAGCCGATTCGATACAAATCCGGTTTGTCTCAATAATCATTCTAATGATACAAAGGATGTATTGGGTAAATGGATTGATATCGAAGTTAAGGACGGCAAACTTTTAATGCGTCCTGCATTTGATACAAAAGACCCGGCTGGTGAAGAAGTTGTCAGAAAAGTATTATCAGGAACTCTTAAAGGTTGTTCACTGGGAATTATGTTCGATCCTGCTGATCTGGTCAATGAAGGCGGAAAGCTTATTCTTAAAAAGTGTGTACTGTTTGAAGTCTCAATTGTAGCAGTACCATCCAACGGTAATGCAATCGCATTATTTAATATGAACGAAGAAAGGCTTTCTGAGGCTGATATCAAATCCCTTTGCCTTTCATTACAAACCGTTAATCCATTTGAAAACAATAAAACAATGAAAATCTTACTTGCGCATTTGCAACTCCCTGAAGGATCAACGGAGGAAGCAATCTTAACTGCTATTAAAGCGACAGAATCACAATTAACAGCGTCAAAAACTCAGTTTACAGAGTTAAAAACAAAATATGATGCACTGGAAGCAAAACAGAATGCCAAGCTTCAGGCTGATTACGAAGGTTTAAAGACTGCGGCATTAAAAGATGGTAGAATCGATGCTGCTGCTGTTCCTACTATTGAAGAATTGCCACTGGAAAAACGTATAGACTTACTAAACACCCTACCAAAGAGAGGTACTGTAAAAGAAGCTATCGAAAGCACCGATGGAAAATCTACGACAGAGAAGTACGAAAAATTAAGCTGGGAACAGCTTGATAAAGGAAATCACCTTACAACATTGAAAGCAAATCATCCTGAGTACTACGAGCAGAGATTTGAAGAAAAGTACGGTAGAAAGCCAAAAAACTAACAAAAATTAATAACCATAAAAACTCATAACAATGCCATTAGAAATCGAAGTTTGGGATGATACAATCCAAGAAAAACTAACGCAAGATAACAGCTTTCTAACACAGGTAGCAGATGTTTCTTCTGATAATATTATCAACGGAACAATTGTTCACCTTCCACAAGCTGGTGATCCTTCAGCTGTAGTAAAAAATAGAACTCAGGTTCCTGCTACTCCTAAAAGAAGGACGGACGGACAAGTTCTTTATTTAATTGATGAGTATACAACTGATCCTGTATACATACCAAATGCTGAAACAGTGGAATTATCCTATGATAAGCGTAGAAGTGTATTAGATCAGGATGTACAAAACTTATCTGAAGAAGTTGCCGAAGGTATGTTAACAAACTTTATCGTATCACCGACCGGTGATAATGCAACACTGCCAACAGCCAGTATTCTGGAAACTGCCGGAGCACCTGTTGATTCAGGATTAGCAGGGTCTACAGGAAAAAGAAAAGCTTATGCAATAGGAGACCTTCAGAAACTTAGAAACTTCCTTATCAAGCAAAAAGCTTGGAATGAAGGAATGATGAATGTTCTTCTTACTCCTGATGCTGCGACACAAATGTTTCCTGCTGAATCTGCAATTACAGCAACTTATATGGCTGCCGTTACTGAAGCAGAAAGACGTTCAGGAATTATGTATAAGTGCCAAGGCTTTAACATTTTCGTAAGATCAAGTGTTTATAATCTCGCTGAGGATAAATCATTTAAAGCTTACGGTTCCGTTGTGGCTCCTACAGATTGCGAGGGAATCTTTGCATGGAATAAAAATATGCTTGAAAAAGCTATTGGTCAAACCAAAGCATTTGAGGATATCGGTTCACCAACTATGTATGGTGATGTTTATTCATTCCTTGTAAGAGTTGGAGGACGTGCAAGACGCAAAAACTTTGAAGGTCTTGTAGTCTTAAAACAAGCTGCATCTGCATAACTCTTCTTCATATCTATTATACCCAACTCCCGGAAGGGTCAAAGCTTCCGGGTGTTTATTAAAAACTAAGAACCGTGAGAACCATTAAATACATAGTGCTGCATTGCACAGCAAGCCCACAGACGCAAACGGTTGAACAAATCTTATCATTCTTCAAGAATGTAAAGAAATGGCGCAATCCGGGATATCATTATATAATTCGCCCGGATGGCTCTTATGTGAATACCTGTCCTATTGAAAACATTGCAAACGGTGTTGCGGGACATAACGCAAATAGTATTCATATTTCGTACATCGGTGGGATTGATGCTAAAGGAAAAGGTATCGATAACAGAACCACAGCACAGAAAGCTACACAAGTAAAACTATTAACTGAACTTAAAAAGAAGTTTCCTAATGCTGAAATTTTAGGTCATAGGGATTTAAGCCCAGATTTAAACCATGATGGTATTATTCAGCCATGGGAATGGGTAAAAGAATGCCCTTCCTTCGATGTTAGAAGCTGGCTTAAATCAATAAACTTTAAAGTATAACTATGAACCCAGAACTACCGCAGCCCTATTCTCAAGAAGATATCAGGAAAGACCCTAAGGCGGTGGTTATTGGGCTACTCATAGGACTTCTATTAATATTTGGAGGTGTTATTGGAGTTCTTTACAACCGCAAAGAGCAGCAAACAGAGGACTGCTCAGAGAAAACAGACAGTCTTTATTTTACAATCATAAAAGAGCGTAATGAAAGGATTGACAACTATGAAGCTATGATTTTCTACAAAAAGAAATCTGATTCATTTGAAGAAAAAGAGAAAAAAACAAAAGAATTAACCCAACCATTAGTTACAAAAGCATTACGACAATGAAATCACTAACAGCCAATATTTTTGCTTTTATTCTTGTTGTTATTCTGTTGCTCGCAAGCATTGGATTAAATATCAAACAGGAATTAAAACGAGCCGAAAAGGAAAAAGAAACAACAGCCCTGTTAACTCAGGGAGGAAATAATAAAATTGTTGAAAAATACACTAGAGACAGCGTTACACATACTGTCTTTAATGAAAAGATCATCAACAATACTAAATCTGAAAAAATAGCTGCATTAGATAAAACCTATGCAGATAGTATTCAGAAAGCTTTAAAAATAAGCTTGGATAAAATAGATCAGGTCACTAAAATAAACGGAAGACTTGAAGCGCAATTGGCTTTATTAACCAAACAAAGCCCCTCAGGGCAAACCATTAAAACACATAAAGACCAATATCTTGATTTAGCCTATTATCCGGACACAGATTCTGTAAAGATGTCATACAATATAATGATGAATGATGTCCGGTATAAAAAGAAAAACTGGATTCTGGGAGCAGAACATAATTACATTGATATGTATTCCGATGATCCCAGAGTAACTATAAATGGTGTAAAATCTTTTAGGATCAAAGAAAAGCCCCAAAAGCGGTTCGGCTTCGGATTAAATGCCGGGTATGGTATCGCAAAAGACGGTAATACCATGAAACTACTGCCATACTTCGGCATAGGTGCCAATTACAACTTAGTAGAATTTTAAAAACTATATCATGTCAAAAACATTAAAAAACGTATTCGCCGCTGCGGCAGTTGCAATTTTTGCAGCACATAAAGACTTAGATGAAATCTTTGTTACCTCTGATGGTCAAGGTTTCACAGACGAAGAGAAAGCAAAGGATCAAGCGAGATATCTAAAAAACAAAGATGTGAAAAAATTCACCAGAGGTTTTGAAGATAGCTTTATTGATGATGAGCCAGATTCTGAGGGTGAAAAAACAAAAAAGGATGCTGATCTAAAAAAAGACGATGCAGAACGCCCGGCTTTAGTTGAAAAATATACAGCATTATTTGGTAAGCCCCCACATCACATGATTGGAGTTGATAAACTGAAAGCTGCAATAACTGAGAAGGAAGCTGAACAGACTAAAGGAAGCAACCCTCCTCAGGAGTAATTAAAACTATTTAATAACCATTTAAACTTAAATTAAAATGTCAACATTATTTGGAACTAAAGCATTGGAGAGCGCACCTGTAGAAGTTGACGGCTCTATTCCGGCGGATGCAAAGTTTACAGAACTTTGTAAAACTTATCGAAACTCTGTTGAGTTTGTCGATGATGATCCAAACGTTCAGGATGAATTCAGCGATCAAGATGATGATCCAATTGAATCTTTGGTAGAACCCGGAGCAACAAACGGGAAATTTTCAACTTTCCAATTCGATACTGCAACCTTACAAAAGCTTTTCCCTACCGGAACTGTAGTAGATTCAGCATTTACATTTGGTAAAAACTTAGGTTTTGTAACAGCATTACGCTTCAAAACAGACAGTGGTCACCAGATCACATACCCAAAGGTAAAGGTCATCGCAAAGAAAAACTTAAAACTGGTGAGAAACGGTATTGCGTTAATTGATTGTACAGTTAAAGTTTTATCACAGCCTCAGCTTAAAAAATTACCATAATGGACGAGAAAGCAATCGATATTGAAAAGCTTGCTCCCGATTTACTTTTAAAAAGAGGTGTTCCAGTGCCAGTCACGGCACCTCTTTTTCTTAGGGTATTTAAGAAGAAAACAATAAAACTGGTACTATTTCACCCTACAGGGCGAACGCTATTAAAAATCGCATCAAAGTACCTTTCAATGGGAGTAATCAATGATGAAGATTTGAGCCTTCCGGATGCTATCAAAGCTTATGCAGATCACGGAAAAAAGGTTCATGAAATTGTTGCTTTAGGTTTTTTGAATTCTCCATACTTAAACTGGTTTCACAAACCATTAGCGTGGTGGTTACGCAGAAAGCTTACCGAACAACATTTTTTATTTCTGTTCAATTTATTAATGACTCATGGTGGCGTTGAGGATTTTATAGCCACTATCAGATTGATCAAGACGATGAGGATAACCAAACCGATGACAAATCTGAGTCCGACGGAAAAGGCGAGTTAAAAAGCGAAAGCTTTCATAGCGTCTTAGGGTTCATTTATACAATTGCAGAAAAGACAGGTTGGAGCCAAAACAAAATACTGGACACTCCATTTACACAATTACTATTAATGCTTGCTGATGCTCCAAAACTGAAAAAGAATAAAGAAGCACCAAAAACAATATCAACCGATGAAGAACTCGAAAACTTCTTCGGTGCAGAAATTCAATAATCATGGCAGACGAATCAATTAATATAGAATTTATTCTCAATACTCCGGCATTACTGGAAGAGTATAATAAAATGATTGCCTCCGGAAAGAATGTTGATGATTCCGTTGATGCAATAAAAAAACGTTATCAGGAACTGGCAGCTGCTCAGGTTCTGGGTGTTGAAGGTGCCAGAGATTTAGCAGATGCAGTGAAAAATATTAATACAACTGTAAAAGATACCAATTTCGATCATTTCGGACTTACAAAAGAAAATATTGCTGTACAAAAACAAGTGATTAAAGACATCGAATCTGAAATTAAAAAGCTGGATAAGCAAATTAGCAATACTGCTCCTGGTGTTGCTCAGGCATCTTTAATGTCGGAAAGGAATAAAATTGTTGCAGAACTAGAAGCTGAAAAACAAGCTTTGTCAGCGTTGGAAGCCAGTATAAAAGCTGCCGAATCTGAGTATGAAAGCTTTGCAAAAAACCAGCGTGATGTTAATAATGAATTAAAGCAATTAGCTGTAAATGGTCAGGAAGCTACTAATAGATATAAAGAATTAAAAGAAAAAGCTCAGGAATTTAAAGATGCATCAGAAAAAGTAAATAATGACATTAAAGACGGCAATACACTATTGCAGGGACAGGTTGAAGGTCTCAATATGCTTATTAGTACAATAAGCGTAGCTCAGGGCGTAATGGCGTTATTGGGAGTAGAAGAAGAAAACCTCCAAAAAATAATGCTGAAAGTACAATCATTACTGGCAATTACTATCGGGTTACAACAAATCAGTGATGCACTAAATAAAAAATCTGCATTCAGCACACTAGTGCTAGCAAAAGCAAAGGAAATTTGGGCTGCTGCCAATTTAAAGGTTGCAACATCCTTAGGTATTTCCACAACTGCTGCACAGGTATTTACCGCAACTATAACAATGGGGCTTTCCGTTGCTATTGTTGCTTTGATAGCTGTTTTGCAATCATGGCAGGCTGCACAAGCCCAAACGGCAGCAGATCACAAAAAAATGACCGAAACAATTGCGAATACCCTTGCAGACCCTATCATTCAGTATCAGAAAATGAAAACTGAATGGAACGCTTTAGCAGACGATATCAAAGCCAAAGAACAGTATATACATGATAATGCGGCAGCCTTTGAAAAGTTGGGTGTAAAAGTTTATTCTGTTTCCGATGCTGAAAATTTATTTGTGAAAAATACCTCTGCATTTATTGAAGCAATGCAATTACGTGCAAGGGCTGCTGCTGAATTGGAAATTGCTCAGGATAAATGGAAAGAATATTTGACCAATTACGATAAAGTAATGGCTAACAATAAACGCTACAATGAAGCTACTTTTGGAGGCGTTGGCAGATGGGCTGAAAAAAATATCCTTTCTCCCATGGGCTTAGGTGATAAAACGGTTGACGACATGAATAAAATTTTCCAAGATCAGTGGAAAATGATTAATGCCAATATTCAACATACTAATGAGGCTGCTAAAAAATTATCAGATGCCGGAATTAAAATGACAACTGATCCTGCAAAACGTGGTACTGTTCAATGGTTAAGAGATCAAATATCGTCACTAGATAAACAAATTAATGATGGTTCAGTTGGTACCCGTGCTTTAGCGGAATTGGTAGCCAAAAGAGAAAAATTACAAAAACAGTTAGATGCTGCTCTTGGTAAAAAGACAAGAACCAAAAAAGAGCGTGAACGTCAGGTGGCTGAAATTTATCCAGATGGCTCTATAAAGGATTTAGAGCGCAGAATAAGCCTGTACAATGAAGCTTTGGATAAAATAAAAGACGGACAGGTTAGGCTTCAAAAAATAGATCAATTCGGAAAAACTAAGGATAAAAAAGGAAATCCATATTTCACCGGAGAAGTTGTTTCAGAAGCAGAAGCAAAAAAACGCCGTGATGCGTTGGAAGTTGAACTGGAAGAAAAGAAAAATGCTGTTAAGTATAAAAGCTTTGAAGAAATGGTTTCCGCTATGGAATCCAGATGGCAAAAATATTATGCGTATGAAAAAGAATATGGTTCAGAAGCTGCAAATAAACAGTTTCCTGAACTCAAAAAGCTTGCAGCATCATACTTCGATTACTTAGAAAACCAAAAATCAGTATTTGACAATCTTGTTTCCTCTGGTAGTGTACTTTCTGAGGGGCAACAGAAAAACCTTGATCTGCTTAACCAAAAAATAAAAGAGCTTAGAGGAGATAAACCAATATTGGAAAATACAACTCGCTCCGTGGAAGTAGCTTTGGCAAAGCTTCCAATACTTGCAGATCAGATTTCATATCTGGAAAAAGAAATTACTAAATCTGAAAACGACGGGCAAAGCAAAAGTAATGGTGTGTACGCAATGCTTACGGGAAAATGGGTTGAGAAAAAGCAGGAATTGACCAATATGGTAACTGAAGTAATTAACACTCATCAATCCTTACAAGTAAAGATAACTGAGATTACTTCCAGATATGCTACTCTTCGTCAAGAAATTGAGAAAAGAAAATTATCTACACAAGATGCTGCTAAACTTTTAGCTGAATTAGAGAGGGAAAAACAACAAGAAATTGATTCCGTTCAATCTGCGGAGTATGCTAAAACCACTATTTATGAACGATATTCTCAGAATCTAATGGGAATAACAAAGCGTGAATTAGCAATACGTATTGCATCATTAGAAGAATATCTGAGGGTTGCTAAGGATAGCCTAAGCACAGAACAACAGAAATTCATTGATGCTGAAATTAGAAAAGCAAAAGCATTAAAATCAACTTTCAATGTTGGTGTAGAAGAAAAAAGCCTTCTTCAAGAAAAAGAAAGGTTAATTAAATCTATTAGGGACAAACAGGCTAAAGGTATTTCAGACGTAAAAGCAGAAAGTGAAGCTTTAGAAGTTGTAAACAGCAAATTAAAAGATATTCTTGCTAAAAAAGCTCAGATGGCTTCAAATATTGCGGGAGCAATGGCATCAGGTTTTAAAGCTATAGCAAGTTCTGTTGATGATACTAATGAGGGGCTGGCAGATACTTTAAATACTCTAGGAGATATAATGAACATCGCACAAAATGCAGCAGGAGCCTTTGCTTCGTTTGCATCTGGGGACATTATCGGAGGGATAAGTCAAACATTTAATGCGATTGCTGGAATATTCTCATTAGGCAAAGCAGCTCGTGAATCAGAACGTAAAGCACGGGAGGAAATCAAAAAATATAATGATTCTATTTTTCAGTCCGGTCTGGATTATAACGAAATGCTCCGTAAGCGTATACTGGACGAATTAAAACTGAATGATGTATATAAAGCCCGCATCCAGAATATCAAGGATGAAATGGCAGCCAATACGAAGAATAAAGAATCTATAATCCGTGATCAGGAAGCCGTTTTAAAACGCCTTTTAAATGCCGACACTGTTGTGGGTATGCACACGGAAAAATACGGTGGTTTCTTAGGAATAGGAAGAAAGACAAGAGCCGTAGAAGATATGGCAAAGGTTGGTGATCTGTTAGGCTTGAAAGGCTATAAGATTGACCCATTCAAAGGGATGTCCGAGTTTATGAAAAAGTTCTTTGGCATTAAGTCACCAGTAAACAACGACCTAACCGAAACCATAGGTTTAACAGATGAACTTTTCGATCGTCTTGCAAAGCTTAACGCTGAAAAGCCACTAACCGGAGACGCTAAAGCAGCGTATGACCAATTACTAAAGCTTCGTGAAGAATACGGTTCTATCGAACAAATGAACCGGGAACTTGAAAAGCAGTATAAAGATACTATTACCGGAGTAACCGCCCAGAATATCGGGGATTCTATACGTGAGGGTATTTTGTCCGGAAAGAAATCCTTTGCAGATTTTGCCGATGATATTGAAGATATTTTGCGGAAAGGGATTATTGCCGGAATGGAGGCAAAAGTGATCGAGCCACAAATGCAGAAGCTTCAGGATGCTTTGGCAGAATATCTGGGTGACGGTGTGCTTACGGATGATGAAAGGAAGCAGTTCCAAGAAATGTATATGAAAGTTGCCAAAGAGGCAAAGGATTACATGGACTTAATCAACCAATCCGGAATAAATATCGGTAACGAAATTGGCGGTGCTAATTCCTTACAGGGAGCATATAAAGCAGCATCACAGGAAAGCATTGATTTATTATCAGGTAATACCGCAGGAATGCGTCTGGCTATATTGGAAGGTAACGGAATAATGAAAAATGGCTTTGCAGCAATGATGGAAGTAGCCAGTCGTCAATTAGCCGTACAAATGGATATTGAAAAGAATACCCGTAGAACGGCAGACAATACCGAAAAACTACACGATATCGATGAAGGTATTGATAGTTTGGGAGAATCATTAACTAAAGAATATAAAGCCCTGCAAGCTGCGGGAATAATAAAGTAATAACCATGAATGCAAATAAATTTAAAGATACCCTAAACGGTAAAAATCTGTTATCAGATTTTAATTTAGTTATTCAGACAGGAACTGCCGGGCTTTTAGATTATCCAGAAAGAAAGGAAAGCCTTTCCAATGATTGGGCGGAGGAAAACGGGCAGGAATATGATTTGTCTTCACCAAAATTTAAAGATAAGGAAGTAACACTCAGTTGCGCTATGATGGCTCCGGATGATGGTGATTTCTGGTTTTATTATCAGGCGTTCTTTTCAGAGATCGCAAAGCCCGGATGGCAAGACCTTTACATATATGACCATTCCCAAACGTACAAGGTATTCTATAAAAAAACCAGTGGCTTTGTAAAGTCACTAAAAAGGCTCAAAGATGTGCCAACAGTGTTTGTAAAATTTCAATTAACAATACAAGTTAAATTCGCATGAGATACGATATAAAAAGAGGAAATACAGTTATTGCCAATATTCGTCCAACCGGAAAAATAACTTCCCGGATCATGGGTGAGGAATTGGTTAATATGTCCTTTGCATTAGTGCGAAAGATTGAATTTGCTATGGGTGATTATGTAGATGTAAAAGGACGCAGGTATTATCTTTTAGATTCTCCGACTATTGTTCAGAAATCGACAAAAGAATGGCAATACACTCTAAATTTTAAATCAGTTAAATATCGTTTAACTGATGTTTCAATGCTATTTTATGATGAATTAAATAATCTTACTGTTCCCACATTTGATATTATGGGAACGGCTGAAAAAATGATTGATCTGGTAATTACAAATGCAAACAGAGATCAGTCAGGATGGACAAAAGGCATCATTGATAATACCGAAACAAAGCTTGTTAGCTTTGACGATATAAATTGTCTCTCTGCACTTGCAAAAATTGCCGATGAATTTAAATTGGAATACTGGATTGATGCAGACCAAAGCATACATTTTACCGAAAGAAAACCACAGGCAAATATTACACTTGAATACGGGCGTAATAAAGGATTAAAAACACTTACACAAGCACCTTTGGCGGATGCTTCCATTGTAACCCGGTTACGTGTGAAAGGATCAGATAAAAACTTACCGATAAAATATCGTAACGGTCAAAAGAGCCTTAGAATTGATGTTCCATATTTAGAAAAGAATATTGATAAATATGGAGTGATTGAACATACCGAAACTTTTGACGATATCTACCCGCATAGAATCGGAACGGTGACCTCTGTGGATGCAAATAATCCTTATGTATTTACGGATAACACTATTGATTTTGATTTAAACGCAACCGATGGACATGGTAATACAACGGTACTTATCAAAGGGCTTTCTGCTAAGGTAACTTTCCAAACCGGGCAATTAGCGGGGTATGTTCTTGAAATTAAAGAGTACGGTTATAATAGCCAGACTAAAACATTTACGCTATTACCAAATAAAGAGGAAAAAGCGTGGAATATTCCGTCTGATATTATCCGTCCGGCTGTTGGTGATACTTATATTTTGTCGGATATCCAAATGCCGGCTCAATATGTAACCAATGCAGAAGCCTTGCTAAAAGCCAAAGGACAGGATTATCTTAATTTAAATAGTACTCAACGTTTTACCTATACGGGTGAAAGCGATCCGTTATTATTTAAAGCTTTGAATTATCAGCTTTCTTTGGGTTCCATGATCCGTTTAAAGTCTGTTGAATTTAGCCTTGATTCTGATGTCCGTATAACCGGATTAACAGAAGACCTACAAAACCCGTATGATATACAGCCGGACTTTTCAGATGTTACCTATACTTCGTCTATTGTTCGTCAATTTTATAAGCAGGAAAAGCAACAACAAACAATAATTAAAGAGCAACGATACAATGCTGCTGCTGCTCGTGCAGCTTATTATTTCGGATTGGAGCTTTCAGAAAAAACCTTTGATTCCGAGGGTTATTTTGATGTAAACAATATAAAGCCTGCATCCATCAATACAAAGCTTATTTCGTTAGGAGGACGTATGCAGCAGTTCGCTCTGCCTGATGTTAATTTCTACTTAGAAAATAACTATACCTCACTACGATATACTTCCGGGAGAATTGTTCATGCAACAATAGCAGATACGCCCCGCACATGGTACATTCCTGCAACTACAATTTTAAATCTTAGTGCAGTATACCAGTATGTTTATATTAAATGCCAACGTAATGGTACCAATGCAAACATACTTGTAACACCTAATCAAATAACAGTAGAGCAAGACCCGGATTTCTTCCATTTTGAATCTGGCTATATTTCATCTATTCAAAACGGATTCCGTGTGTGTAAAATGACTTATGGCTTTGCTCAGATCAACCCGCAGGAAATAAGTATCGGTCGATGGACTTCACCCGTAGGTGGTGATTACATTGCTTTTAATGAATCAGGTATTGAAATAAAGGGAAAAGTAACCTTTGCATCCGATAGCCCGGCTCTTAATCAGGTGCAGGAAAAAATTGATGCTGTAAACTTTGGTTCTGTCAATTTGTTGGATAATACGGCATATTTGAGATTGAATCCTAATTCAGTGGGATATGGTACTTCTATATTAATTGAAAATGAAGGTGAAAAATTTTATCGTGCAACTCCAGATTTAGGAAAAAATGTTTCTTTATTTGGAGCGTGGTTTACACTAGAAGATAATCAGGAATATGTAAGAGGTATATATGTCCGTCATTCAGCGCCAACAGTTCAAAAAATTGTAATTTATAGTAATGATACAAAGGAATCTGGAAGCAGTGAAAATATTGTAGAGCCTAATGTATGGAAATTCATTAAGACCAATACAATTAAAGGTAGTGGAAATTTTTCAGCATTGATAATGGTTTCATCATTACCAAGTTATAGTCTTGATTATAAAAAAACAATACTGGTTAAAGGTAATAGACTTGGTGATGACTGGATGCCTTCAGCAAATGATGTACAAAATGAAATAACAGTTGCAAAGCAGAATGCTACCAATGCACAGAACACAGCGAATACAGCTGCGCAAAATGCTATTGATGCAAATAAGAAATTAGCAGACATTGCCAATGATAACATTGTTACTCCACAAGAAAAGCCTGATACATTAAAGGAATGGAAGCAGATAGAAGCTGAACGTCCTAAGCTTATTGCTCAGGCAGGTACATACAGTATCAATACTGATAATTACAATAATTATTATGTTGCTTTAGCTAACTATTTGACTAATTCTGGTGTTTTCTTAGATATGGACGTTAGTACAAATGTAGATGGCCGAGAATTCAAAAACAATTTTCAAAATTACTATGATGTACGTCAGGACTTGTTAAAAGCCGTATCTGATGCTGCAAAAGCTTATGCAACAGGTCTTGTTGATAATATAAAAATTGGTGGGCGAAATACCTACAAAAAAAGCACTCCTATTGATACCCTGAATGTAGATTTTCAACGAGAGCACATTGATGCACCAAATGGATTCTACGCTGTTGGCAGGAATAACCCAGATGGAAACAATATAAGATTATGGGGCGTTATTGATGGAAATGGTGATTGGACTGTTTCATGGGAGATGAGAGGTACTCAATCGGTTGTCGTGGGTCTAGCGGTTGATATATGTGACAACGGTATACAATATTTTAGCTCAACACCGGATAACTCGTGGAAGAAATACTCTTTAACTGTTAATGTGAATAATCATAGTGCTGATGTTTACAACTTTGTGGATTTCTCTCAGCTTCAGTGGGCTTATTATTTGGTTAGAAACATTAAGATTGAAAAAGGAAATAAAGCAACTGACTGGACACCTGCGCCGGAAGATGTACAGGAACAACTTACCAATGCACAGAACTCTGCTAATGTTGCAAATCAAAAACTTGCGGATATAGCTAATGATAATGTATTGACAGCATCTGAAAAGCCCGATGTTATGAAAGAATGGCAGGTTATAGATGCAGAGTTCCCACATATACGCTCACAGGCAATAACCTTCGGTGTTAATTATGATAATTTTTCTTATTTCTATCAGCAGTTGTCTAACTATTTGATAAGCATTGAATATGCTAATCTCACCAAAGATAACCCAATTAACGGGGCTGAGTTTAGACAGAAATTTGTTTCCTACTATACAGAGCGTACAGACCTTTTAAAGAGAATCTCTGATGCTTCAAAAAATTATACAAACTCTACAACGGAAGCTGCCAAAACAGAAATGGCTAAAGATGCATTAAACAAAGCATTATCTGCTTCTTATGCATCAGGCAATTGCTTATATAGAGATGTTGACTTTAGAAATGGAATGAATGGTACAATGTTGTATAATAATGCCGGAAACAATACCAATGCATATTTATTAACATATACTAATATCTACAATGCACCTACGAGATCACCTCAGTGCCTTGTTTTTGGATTCGCAGCCAATAGTCAGCCTACAGAGCCGGGATATGGAGGCTTTACCTTTGCCACACCTACCAGAGCAAATGCGGTGTTTATTACACGTATGATAGCTAGGTTTCCAGCAGGAATTAAAATTGAGTTTGCTGCCAATCCATATGGAAATGATGGCTCATATGTATGGACAACATCACAATATGGAACAGGAAGATTTGAAGAGTATATCTGTATTGTAAGGTGTGGAGGAGATGGAAGTTTTTCAAGCATTAATTATTTTTGGTTTAATGACATGGGATATGGAAATAGAGCATTTGAAACGATTGTTGCATACGCTTCTGTTTTTGACATGACCGATGTTGATAAGTACTTGGAAGATAAAATCAAGCAAAACGAGCAGCAGACAGCACTTGCAATGGCACAGGCAAACAATGCGCAGAATACAGCAAACAGAGTTTCTCAAATTACATCTTTCTTAAATACTACCGTGGACGGTAACGTGGTTGCATCCGGGACAATGCTCGTAGGTGACGTAAATGGAGGTAATGCAGGCTTAACTGGTGTTACAGATCGTGGGGCTGATTCAGTTCGATTATTCTTAGGATCAAATTACGCTAACAAAAATAAAGCCCCGTTAGTAATGCTTGATAAAGGCTTAATTCAGATGCATCATCCGAATGGGGTACTAGGTTTTGAAATGGGCATCGTTAATGGAAAGCTTGTTTTCAATGTCTATGACAATTCTGGCAACAAAACTATGGAAATGGGTTCACAGGGGATTATTTTCTCAAATTATATTCCTGATAGTTGGGACAATTATCTGCTACTAAACATTCCATCAGGGAGTACCAATTCCGATGCCGATTTTGAAAACTTTTTACGTGGTCAATTAATGATAAATACGTATCAAAATGACACTTATGGATGGTGTAATGTTGATCTTAATACAAACAATAATTATTGGAGATATTCAGCCGGAGTGTCGTATGATTCTGCTAACTATAAGCAGTATGAGAAGTTTTACTACGACACAGACAATAGCAAACAAAAGCCGGGGCCTTCTACTCCTAAAAAATGGGATGGCTGGTATGCAATGCCTGCTCATGCGCAAGGTTCTGATGCACCTGTTGGTGGAATGTCAAATTGGAGCATTACAATACTATGTATACGGTTAGCAGGAGGCGAACAAGTACAGACAAAAAATATATCCATGTCAGGATCAGAATTTATACACCCTTAATTAATAACAAACAAATCTAAATACA